ATCAATGTTTCCATTTGCCACCGCAGCTTCTTTTAAGCAAGGCAGACCCTATACCACTCGTGGGACAAGGTTCAACACGGATTACTTCGTGCGTAACGCTTTAAAGAGCTGGGACTATGGTTTTTATGATGAAGAGTTGCGTGGTTGGACCAAGAAACCAGCGACTGCACCAGAAATCAGAGAGACGTTCTTGGGTCAGTTGAAGAAGATGAATAAAAAGGAGTTTACGGCGAAGGGCTTTGACGCTGAATGCGTTTGGAAAGGGTACGACGCGGCTATGGCGGCCTTTAAGATGGAGGAGAAGTATGAGCCACTGACTACACGTCAAGCGGTCTATGCTATGCATCCAGCTACGTCGGCGGGGTTTTCCTTTGAAGGGAAGACAAAAGGTGAGGTGAGAGAGGAGATCATCACTAAAGCTGAAGAGCTGATGCTCAAAATCAAAGTTGGAGGGCAACTACTTGTTCCACCGGCAATGCTAGCGAGCAGAGGGCACTTAAGAGAAGTGGACTCGACTAAGCGTAGATTAATTTACGTTTACCCAGCCGAGATCTTGGCGATCGAAGGTTCGTACTGTATCCCAATGTATGAAGCTATGAAGACCAAGGAAAACGGTCCAATGTGTTTTGGAAAGAATGCGATTCCGAGGATTCAACATCGCGTATCTCAACAGTACACTGAGGAAGACACCACCTATCAAGAGGACTTTTCAGAGTTTGACACCACCGTACCATCATGGTTACTCGAGCTCGGTTTTGACGTAATCGAACAAAACATCAACTTTGACACCTGGGAAGGTAAGGAATTATCCCCTTCAAACAAGAAAAGATGGCGTCGAGTCTGGGAGTTTGTGAAATGGTTCTTGATCAACACGTTAGTGATGACGCCCGATGGTGTTATTCATCAAACTGAAGACATGTTACCTTCAGGCTCTTGGCTCACGCAGTTGTTGGGGAGCATCGTGAACTACATAGTGTCATACTCTACGGCGGAGAGGTTGGACGCGATAGTACACGGATTGTCCGTACTGGGAGATGACGCACTGTTAACAGTGTTCGGCCCGAAGTACACAGTCGAAGGTGCAAGCAAGTGGATTAGCGAGACGTATGGAATGAAGCTAAACATGAAGAAGACGAGGGTGTTTAAAGGTAACGCAGCGAAGAAGACGTTCTTAGGTTACAAGTTCGATGGTGATTTTCTCTACCGTGATACGAAGGAGTTTTTTCTCAGCGCACTTTACCCAGAGAGAGAGGTTTTTGACGTTGAAACAAGTGCAAGTAGGTTGATTGCGTACATGTTCCTAGGTGGTGCGAATGATGTCAAGTTCACCAAGTTCTACGACTACTTTTGTAGAGGTTACCTCATCGACAAGTCCCAGCTTTTAGTTCCAGATCGAGATCTGCAAGCGGCGGCAAGGGCTATTGGAAGACAAATTCCAATCAAGCGTTTATGTGAGTACACATACCACGATTTTGTATTTCATCTAACTAGTATTAAGTAAGACAAAATACC